CACCCCCTGTACGCATAGTCATTTGAGGACTGGGACCCACAATAGTTCTACAGATTCGAACAACTTGCTGAGCATTCTTGACACTATTTTCAAAATTTAATCTAATTTTAGCGCGAAGTTCCTTAGCAGTTAGTTTTACCCGTTTACCACGAACATCTTTAGTAACTCGCAGACCAGCTTTCTTAGCCTTCTCCTTGAGATCCTTGTACTGCATATTACTATAGGTAAATATAAAATAAAATTCCTTCTGAAGATATAAAGATAGTAAACTCATGAATCATAAGATGGGTGATGTTACTGAACTAAAGATCATGATTACTCGTGTACTCATCCCTAGGATACGACAGTTAGAAAGTGAAGTAGAATCTTTGAGAAAACACACATGGCCCTATGTGCAAGCTCGTAAGGAACATCATGAACTAGACGACATGGAAGCTAAGATGGATTTTTTCAAAAATTTGGACGATGACACGATCAAACAACTTTTGGAAATCAAATCTAGACTGCGTAGAGGTTCAAATCTTCAGCACAGGGAATTTGACATGATTACATTTAGGAATTTGGAGAATAATTTCTGTTAATACTTTATATAATGAACACAGTAGCTTTATCTAGTGCTTCATCTGGTTCAGTTGGACTGTTATTTTCAGTGTTGGTGATGAGTTATTTATCTGGAATGGATGGTCCATTACCAAAGATAGCGTTAGCATGCTGTGCGTGTTCAACTTGCTCGGGTGCGTTTAGAACTATACAGTATCTCTTACATGGTTTAGTTGGTATCAAAACATATTACCAAATACAGGATTAAAATCTCAGAGTATATTAAATCACTCACGATGGGTGCCGCATTATCCTCCCTTTGGTTCTTCATAAGCCCAATTCCAGATATATCAAATAAGGGTAAGTTCAAACAGGTTTCATCTTTCATGATGTCTGTGAGCTGTATGTTTACGATGCTCTTACTCTACTGGGGTAAGCAATTCTATGATATGCACCCTGGATTCCCCGTTCCATTCCCACCATGGTTCTTCCCAGGTATGCTAATACTTATGTGTAGTTGTTGCTGCTCAACCCTCAAACTTTTGGGTCAGGCAAGAAAGATCGGTAACAAGAAGTAGATTAAAAGAAGTTATCAGTGCGATACATCTTAACCCCAAATGAACCAGTCTTACCAGTGATTGAGACTGTTTCATTTCCATATAACTCACCACATCCGATATCATCCATACAGTCTCTAGCATTATGGCTTATAGGTATAGGGTAGATCTGTTGACCGGGTGTAGTAGTGTAATAATGATACCGATCGCGACGACCACGCACCTCTTTACCATATAGGGGTAATGTAGTTTCATTAGGTCCAGTTAATATACCCATTTGCTGCATTTGCCCGGGTTTGTATTTCTTGATGGGTGGTCCCCTAAACTCTGGTTCTCGGCGCACACTTACTGGGCGTGGTGGTACTGGAAGAGAGGGTTGGGTCTGAATTTTGACAACCCTGGGATTATACCACATGTAAACGAGAGTAAGAACTAGAACGAAGAGGATAGCGGAAAGCATCTGAGTTTTCGTCTTGTTCTTCATTTATTATAGTTAAGGAAAATCTTTCCAAATAAGATATGAAGATACTAGCGGTAGATATCGGGTATCACAACATGGGTTTAGTTTTAGCCGAGTCCTTGACTGGTCCAAGTATTACGATTGAATACATGAAAAAGGTAAGTTTAGAAGACTACAAATATTTAAAGACCAATGACTTTGTTGACCTAGTTCCTTTATTTGTGGAAGATCATCAACACCTATTTGATATGGCTGAGAAGATACTCATAGAGAGACAACCCCCGGGTGGATTTACGAATATTGAGATTCTTTTACATTACATGTTCAGAGATAAGGTTAAACTTATTTCACCTGTGAGCATGCATTTACATTTTGGTATAAGAAACTTGGATTACGATGAGCGGAAAGAGCGGACTATAAGTCTAGCCGAAAGATGTTTGAAAGAGGAAATTCCATACGAAAGGAAACACGACATAGCTGACGCTGTGTGTATGATTATGTATGACAATTTTAAATGTGCGACTCATATATTTGATCGTTTTAGGTATCGTCCACCTTCTTCAACGACTTGAGTTCATCATTAATAATCATAAGTGAATTCTTTATAGCTTCCATAGCACCAAAGACCTCATTCGTATTTCCCCTGTCAACAAAGTCCTGAATTTTATTGAGATTGTGTTCGATTGATTCTTTACTAAGACGAGCATCTTCCTCCATTCTTTTTTTGGTTTCTTGGAGACGAACTATTTTAGTATAAATTGAATCTCTGTCAACCATGAAAGATTTTGTTAGGGTTTTGATATCTTTTTTGAGAGCATCTTGCTCTCTGTAAAGTTCTATACGAGGTGTTTCCGTTTTCCCCTGTTCAATATTCTTTTGAAGTTCATGTATCTTAACTAAAATTGACTCTTTATCCTTAGTAAATACCTCATACTTCTCCTCTACGATCTTTTCGAGACGAGTAATTTCAGTATCCATTATAAGAGATTGACAAATTTTTATGAAAATAATCTGTGCACATAATAAATGCCTAGTTCCAAGCAACTTCAGGATGCGCGTAAAAAGTTAAAGAAGACTCCTAAACCCAAGGGTAATTCACCTAGGATACCATCTGCTGCGCTCCTCCGTATTATCAAGTCGGATCCCAAGATTAAGCGTAACAAAGAATTTGTAAAGCGTGTCCATGAGTTAATCAAGAATGGTAAGTAAAATACCATTTAGACTACCCTCATAGCAGGAATCTTCTTACCATCCCATACTTTGAAAATATCATTGATGATGTTATCAAAGTAACCAAGACGATACTGAACTATACCCCACAAAATGAAGAATACGGTCTTCGTGAGATGATTAATCTCATTTTCCTCCATTTTGTATATTGGACCTACAACCCTTCCCATAAAGGTTTCTTCTTTTTTCTGACCCGTAATAACCATTTCTGCTTGAGTCAATGCACAGGTATCGTCATTTACTGACCAGTGATAAAAAATAAATGGAATTAAAAGTGAGTAAAATTCCAAATTTCTCCTGTCATTGGTAAAGGGTACTACTAGGATGAAAATAAGAAACACAAGATGAATGAAAAAAATAATGTTCATCTTATTATAAGATGAGTGAAGAAATTAATATGGAAGAAACATGGAACGAATATCACGAGAGTATACTTCGCCAATGGGGTGAATCCTCTGCATGCTACCGTTACATGCATCACCGCGCCTTTCTGATGTTCAAGAAACTGTCTCTTCGCTTCAATTTACCAGTGATTGTTTTGTCAACAATAACAGGTACGGCTAACTTTGCCCAGTCCACGCTGCCACCAGCCATTCAACCCGCGGCACCGTCATTGATTGGCGGTTTGAACCTTATAGCTGGACTCATAGCCACTATCATGCAGTTCTTGAAAATACAAGAGTTAATGGAGAATCATAGAACTGCTGCGTTAGGTCACGGTTCCCTGTCACGTAATATTAGATTACAATTGGCTTTACCCCGCGATGAACGTAAGAAAGAGGGTCTTAAATTCGTCGAAGAGTGTAAAACTACATATGATAGTCTACTTGAACAGTCACCACCTATACCCAAACATATCCTACTTAACTTCGAGAAGGAATATCCTATTGACGGTATATTTACCAAACCCGAAATCTTAGATGTGCGACCAATTCCATTCTTAAAGCCTCCTAAGACCACTACACCTATACGAGCCATGACCCAAGATACTCCATTTGAGAAGATCGGTAGAATGCTTTCACCTACTGAGCAGGAAGTGGAGGAAGAGGAACTTGAGGAAACTGAAGAGTATGAAGAGGAAGAAGAGACAGACGTCGAACAAGGTACGCCAAAAGAATAAACATTAGAAGATTGGTAAGGATTGTGGATACAATGAATGGTAAAATTTTCTTTCTTAAAGGTTTTACGATTCTTTCATGTAGTGCGTCATTTTTGAGTACCAAATCTATGGCCTGATTAGTAAGATCATCTATGGATTCCTTCATTAAAATAGTTGAGCAAAAAAAAAGTCCCGTCGTAACGACGATACACACTAAGCAGATAGATCTAATTCGTAGATACATTAAAGAAGGCAAGAATGTATTTATTTGTGGACCCCTAGGAGTGGGCAAAACCTTCATTTTGGAGAAAGTGTTGGAAGGGACCAATCATATAGAATTACTTCCTCATCATCTGAAAAGAGAATCACATTTTTTACCATTTATTAAACCCTCTACTAAACATGTATTCATAGACAATTATGATAGCACGTTTAAATCTGTGATAGAACAGGTATCCGATGGTAATAATTTAACACGTGGATCTTTACTCGTGACAACAATAACTATGTGTATGTATCCAAATTTTGAGACAGTTATGAT